TTAAAACGAATCGATCTTCAATCGATCCTCGAAAATAATCGAAAATTGGTTCATGGCTTTCCCCCAATCTTGAATAGGCATGGTCCATTTTTTAGACATATTATTCAAAGCTAAATAGAGAAGCTTGATAGCTGCTTCATCGGAAGGAAACGAACCTCGATTTTTGATAATTTTTCTTAGCCCCATATTCATAGATTCGATGGCGTTTGTGGTGTAAATCGCCTTCCGAATATTAGGTGGATAGGCCAAAAAAGGAATCACCGATTCCCAATTGTTTCTCCAGGACTTACTGATCATCGGATATTGACTGTCCCACTTGGCGGAAAAATCATCAAGGCTTTTCTTAGCTATCTCTGCCGATGGAGATTTGTAGATAGCCTTTAAATCAATCATCAATTCCTTCTTCTGTTTGTAAGAAACCCATTTCAAAGAATTCCTTACCATATGAACGATACAAAGTTGAACTTGTGCATTAGGAAAAACTGATATGATCGTATCCGGAAATCCTTTTAACCCGTCGACACAAGCAATTAAGATATCTTCAACTCCGCGATTCTTTAAATCGGTTAAGATCTGAAGCCAGAACTTCGCTCCTTCAGTGCGTTCTACCCAGATCCCAAGAATCTCTTTTGTTCCCTGTAGATTGATTCCTAAAGCCAAATAGAAGGATTTGTTCACTACGTGGTTACCATCTCTCACCTTTACGACTAACGCGTCCATGATGAGAATCGGATATACTTTATCCAAAGAACGATTCTGCCACTCGATCACCGTTTCCAGTACCGAATCGGTTACTTGAGAAATTAGATCCGATGAAACCTCAACTTGATAAATTTCTTGGAGATGTTCGGAAATTTCGCGAGTTGTCATTCCACGAGAATACATCGAAATGATCTTATCGTCGAAGCCAGTAAAGCGAGATTGACCTTTCTGGATTATCTGAGGTTCAAAGCTTCCATTCCTATCTCGAGGTACTTCCAAATCGATTGTTCCAAAATCTCCTTTGAGCTTTTTGCTACTTTTTCCATTTCGCGAATTCCCTGTGTTATTTCCAGACGAAGCGTTCTTCTCATATCCAAGGTGATGCGTCATCTCTCCTTGCATCGCTCGTTCTATCAGGGACTTCGTTAGTTGTTTTAGGAGGCCTTCGTTTCCGATCAGTTCTTCGGGGGTTTTTCCTTTGATTAACTCATCGAGTAGTTCTTCTGCTCGATTCTTCGGTTTGCTCATGCTTGTTGATCCTTGTTACTTTTTGGTTATTCACAAGTCATTTACACAATCGACACGACACCCTCTAACTGAATGTAAGAAAATGGAAGATTCTTTCTTTAAGACTTTCATCTTGATTTGAGATTATTTCAATTTTGCTTTTTATTAGGTCTTTACCGTATTTGTGAACGAGTTCTCCGAAGCATTCCTCCAAAAATGATGTCGGGTATCCCCAAGTATCATCCATGTCAATTTCTATGACTTCCACGTTTGAATCTTTTAAAATGGGTTCCAAAATATCCTCTCGAAACTCTTCACCAGATTTTAGACCATCAACTCGATAGCGATGACCGACAACGTCGGAAAAATCTTTTGCCACTTTTATTTTCTTTATCATGTTATTGACTTATTCTCCTGAGATCTTTATATGAGCATCGATAAGGGCGGTGACCAGAGGTTCAAACGCAATGACATTTTTAAAATCGTATGCTCGAATTTCTTTTGATTCAAATTGTGTGAGTTCTATGATGGTCACCTTTGATCCAATAGGAAGCACAGCCCAGTTTTGTTTTGTAAGCATTGGTAATACTACTTCGCAGATTGGACCAACCCACTCCGGAAGAAATTCGAAATTAGTTCTTGAGTTTAAAGTTTCACCTTTCGGAAATTCCCATTCAAATGGGGGATGGAATTCTTTTCCCTTAACATGCAACCAAGTGTGATAAAGAATTTTTTTCTTTGCGCCTAAAATCTTTTCAGCGATATAATCATTACGTTGTTGTTGCGTCATTTTACTACTCCTTGTAATAAGTGCCGACCTCATAGATATTTTTATCACCCCGTCGTTGCAACCCAACTTGTCTATGTGTAATACTGTAATTCTATTTGTGCAATTATTTGCGAAGTGAATTCACAATCTCGCAAAGTGTCTCGGAATTCTTCGACCATCTCTTCATCATTTAGCGTAATCACGACTAATCCTAATCCGATTGAGTTGTTTAACAGTTTTCGCCGATTGAATCTCTGATTTTAAACTCGTGTATTTTTGCAAAAGTAACGTCTTACGAATAGCTCCGTCGCTTAAAACTTGTTTGATTTGGTTCGCTGTATGATTACGATATTCCTTAACCCCATTTTGATCCGTGCATTTGTAACTAACAGATGAGTTCAGGGAAACTAAACCGACCAAATTCAATTGATCGTCTCGGTCCGAAGTATAAAAATGAGGTGTGCCTAACGCACTGGAAACAAAGCCGGCAATAATCTTTGATTCGCATATAGAATTTACAAGTTTAATTAACGAATTTTTCTTTTGAACAACATCGACAATCCAGCCTCCCGATTCTGTATAAACTTGGTGAGGTAACAAAGAACCATCTTCGTTCTTTAGAGGTTCTATATCTGTTTCCGTTTCCGGATTAATTTGATCCTCCCAGCTTTGTAAAATTCTTTCCTCTTTTGAGATTTTGTTATAAACCTTACTCGGTTCGAAATCTTGCGCGATTCCGTTTTTAATTTCCGCGACGAATGTTTCTCCTATTTGCGGGTTATAATGAAGCGAATATATAATTTCGTGCTTGTTGGGATTAAAATTTGCCCATGCGTCTATACCTGACAAGTGGTTTGAATCTGCGTTAATCCAAACTACTATATTATTCAATTTATCTAATATATAGTTCATTATGCTACCCTCACTTTATATTTAACTGCTATAAATGCGGGAGTCGTTTCGTTGCCGACTCGTGGTGTTCCATTGACACCGTCGGTTATAGGTTCAAGAATTTGTAAGTTGCTGTTGCCAGAGTTGGTCCCACCGCCACCGAGCCAGTAACTTCCCCCGCCACCGATCAGCCCATACACGTTGTTATAACTGAAATTAGTGTAATGTCGCTGAAATTGGTCCTGCCCCTCATATCCGACAGGTCCCCCGCTATAATTTCCACCGGCAGCCTTGGCCCTGGTTCCGTGAACTCCGGCGCCTCTTGCGAAAATTCCTCTTCGATCCGGAACGTTGAACGTAGTCGATCCGTCTCCGAATCCATATTCCACATTTGTAATAATCTCTCCGGTTTGGGAAGAAGTCAAATCGACGACGGATCCGGTCGAAGTCGCGGAGATTTGAAAGTCGTTCGTCGTAGGGTTACGAACGTAATAATTTGTCAAAGCGGTGATTCCGCCACCTGTGAACGAAAATTTTACAAGTTGTCCCTCTACACAGCCGTGATTTGTGCAACTGATTCGATCGGTTGCAGCAATAATCCCCGTAACGTTACGACGAACTAAATTCCAAAGTGCAGAGAAAGTGGCTCTTGAAATTACCTGGGCATTTGCGTCTTTAAAATAAGATGAGGATAGTGTATTTAAATTATCTTCGACAATCCCGCCCAGTGGAACGAGAAGATTTGTTAATCCTAATATATCATTTTGCCTTGTGGCTTCCTCTGCACTGATCCAACTTTCAAGCGCATTGAGTGCGCTTGTTATACTAGAACGCATCGAACTATTAAAACGACCGACTAATGCAGTCAAAGAACCTACTTTAATATCCGTATCTAATTTCGAATTCGTAATCGAGCTGTCACGGATATTGCCTGACTTGATACGACACAAAGAACGAAGATCATTCAGAATAGAAATCGCACCGTTTAGACTACGAATTTTAAAAAGAACAACGTCTTCCGGATCCGTAGTTTCTTTGAATAGAATTTCGAACGAGTTTTGACGGTACGTATTTGCATATCCGGTAGAATCGAGATAAGGAGAAACTTCCGTTTGAAACTTGTGACGCAAAACAACAAACGAGTCTAAGTTTTGCCTAGTCACAAGAAGGTTATTCTGAGCGGCTACGTGGATCCGCCTACCTTTGGAATCATACGCAACAATATCCGTGATATTTACCGTATTTGGACTTGCGCCGGGTGTAAGGTCGCCACCTGACAAGACTTCACCCGTAACAAGATCGGAAAAACGTTCAACAATTTCGTCTTCTATACGGTTGTGTTCGGTTTCAAAATCACCTTGAAAAACCGGTTTACCGTTTGTCGGAAAATTTAAACCCCTTAAATTACTCATTATAAACTCCTAATATACTAACCAATATGATTCAACACCTAACAACGTTTCGGACAATCGGGCTCCTTTCCAAGTCTGTCCGTCTTCCTGAGTCGGGGATGGGCCAGAAGGATTTAGCTCTTCCCAAATTTCCCAAACGTTACCGCCTATGTTGATTGCATCTAAAATACGGATTAGATTTTGACGGGATTTTTTGCTGATCGAAGGGATATAGATTCGAAAGGCATAAAAACAATAATCACGGGATCCAAGGATAGTTCCGATCGGATCGCCCATTCTGTATTTATAATCAAAAACTTGTTCGAATGAAATTTGATCTGTTGAAAGCCCTGTGATTCTTGCGATTAGATTTTTCTTCGTAAAAAGAGTTGGCGGAAGGCGACGATATTCCGCTAAAAATAAGATCCTGAGATAATACGAACTATCCGATTCGCCCGGTTCACGAGACAAGCTGTATCGCGCTCCCCACCAATCGAGACCTTTGCCATCTGCGGTATCCACCCAGATTTGTTTGTATAACCAGTTGGATCGTTTGAGTCGTTCCTGAATTACGATCAGAAACGCAAATAGAACTCTATACCAAAGGCTATTGGAAAGACCACCGGTTCCGTTTTCGTTCATAGGAACTGGTAAGGGAGAAGTTTGACGAATGGATCTTCTTAAATTTGCCCAAACCAAAGAATTAAAATCAAAACGAAAACGACTCATGAATACACCGTTGCCGTAATATCAAAACCGGATCCTTTGACCGCAAGGCTACCGGCGGGAACGGAAACATTCTCTCCGTTATTCACGTCACATTGAACCGCGTCCGGAAGATTTAAAAGATTGGAACGAAGCGAGTTGGTAACAAAATCGTCACCGTCTCGAAGAGTAAAGAAAAACGTATCTACAATGTTTTCGAGTGTGATTGAATCCGGAATAGATTCAGCCGAAGCGAAGTATATAATAAAAACCTTATTTATTTCGATCGCGTTGATATTTTCGCAAACAACTTTTGCGACCCCTCCAGGATTTTTATCTTCGCTATCAAAATGCGTTTCTACAATTTGCAATTGTGCAGATGAAATCGCTCCACTCGCTCCTTTGAGTAGAAGTTTTATAACTCCCGGGATTCCAATTGCCTTACTACTTTTAAAGATAGCTCTTTCTACAAAAGAAAATCCTAATGCTTCGCTGACGTACCACTCTGGAGTCCATAAAGATGAAGACTTAATTTCGGCTTCTTGCAAACGAGACCGAACGCTTGCAATCGTTTCCCTGTCACGCGCTACAAACTCAGGAATCGCATTCGGGTTATATATAACGTCACAGTCTTCAATATAATCGATGATTTCGGAAATTGCGTTTTGGGCAACGTTGCCTTTTGTGCCTGGAAGAAGAGCTTCGCAGATCACCTCCACCGTATGAAACCCTCTTGAGTCTACAGGTGTTGTAGAAGGAATTTTTGATTCTTGTGTAATTTGAAACTGAATCTTATGATCCGCAGTTCCCACAATTTTTCCGACAGGAATCAAAACTTCGTAAGGAACTGGGGTTTTAGAACCAATTCGGATTCTATGTTTTGCGTTAGTCGCTTCTTTCCATTCCAGGCCGTATCGTTTTAACCATTCGTGAAGGTCTTCTTCTTCGGCTGTATGGTAGTGAATTGCTTTTTGGAGTGCTACAAGATTTTGATCGATGAATAGATAAATTGCGTTTGCAAGAGATCTCAGAATCGTGTTTGCTTTGGAAGTCTGAGTAAAATCATGGCTTTCGAATACCTTAGAGTTAGAAACGTTACGTTCAATCTCTCTTTGTACGTTTGATTTTGTAGTGTATAATATCATGAGTTCCCTACAAGATTGAGAGAAAGTTCTTCCCCTGTTTTTAATCGGAAGTAAATAGAAAGTCCTTCTTTCAGTACGAAAATCTTAATTGTATCGGAATCGATTTGAGAAAATTGAGATAAAATCCGAAACGCATCGTTCATACGTTCTTGAGGACCGCTATCGTCGTCTTCGTAGAGGTGCTTTCGCTGGCGGCTATAGATTTCGGGAAAATCGATGTCGTCCGCCGGACTCATATCGAATGCCTCAATCACCATCGAGCGCACGACATCGATTTCCGATTCCGTCTCCGCAAAATCAAAGTTTTTAGAATCAAGTAGTAAATCGGATGTAAGTGCGTCGGTTAAAAAATCCACAGATAGAGGTTATCTGTGTGAAAGAAGACCGCAAGCGATTCAAGTAATCTGTAGGAATGGATGTCCGCTATGTCTTTTATTTTTTTGTGCGAGATAGCAGACAAAGTTTAAGACTTTCCGTATTTTAGATTCGAAACCTTTAGATCTGGGGGAATCGAAGGTATTGGTTTCGAAGAAATAGCCCCTGCAAGTCCAGCTTTGTATGTGGCTCCTCCATCCATAGGGGTTGTAGGTGAGTTTTGAATCGCAGCATAAAGAGCTTGTAAAGAAGAAGCAATTCCGTTCATCCAAGTTTCCAGCGCGTTTGTATCAACTCCGGAAATGGTAGAGTCTCCTATATTCACCATTCCCTTGAAGTCGACTTTGTTCTGAATCGAGTCTAACGTAACTTCTAAAGTTGGACCATTTTTTAAAGTTAGCTTTCCTTCTGCGAGTTTTCCGACGACAGAAAGTAAATGCGAATGATCGATCTTAAATCCTTCTTCGTCGATTTCAATCTCGCAGAGTTCCGCGACTTTTGTTTTGATTTTAGCAGCCTTGGTGAACCCTATTGCCACAGCCCGACTTACATTGTTATCTCCAAACAAAATGATACAGCGACTTCCTGGAGCCGGTTTAATGGGCCAAAACCAGCGAACGTCTTCTTTGTTTGCTCCGTTGATCGTTGCGGTTAAAAGACCCGGTTTTCCGGAATCGCTTGGCTCTTCCTGAACACGAACGACAGTCGCCATCGTTGCCCAATTGATCGTAAACTCGGAAAAGAAAAGAGAAACAAGATCGCTCGCAACGCTCATTTTGCATCCTTGAATTTGACAACTGCCGGGTATATGACCTGCCTAAAAGTCGCGTTCTTTGCCGACCAAGTTTTAACCACCTTATCTACAAAAATGTCTTTCGATCTCTCTTTGTCGTCTGGGTCTACAAACGTTATGATCTCTGAATGTTGAACGGAAGGAGCGCCGAATGTTTCGAAATCTCCTACGAGTCCGGTACCCGCGATTTCGTGATAGATTTCCTCCGCTCTTTTTTGAAGTTCGGAATAGGAAATCCCGTCTAAATCAAAAACTAACTCTTCACCTCCGCGTTCCGTAAACGTAGCCTCTTGCATCCTTCCTGTGTCTATATTATAACTTCTTAATTTAACTGTGATCGGCCTACTTTCTCGCGTAGACAGATTGTCCTTGATGACGTTGTGGCCTAATTGAAAGATTTTCTTTTTACCAGGAGCTGAAATTCTGGTTGGGTTTTGTACGATTAAAACACCGCGACGAAAAAACGCATCTATTCCTTGTTTTGCCAAACGACGTAAAACAAATGCTGCACGTCTTCCTGCGGCCAAATCACCACTCACTAATTCGGTTGCAACTCCAGGATCGATTCTGTAAAGAACGTTACCGGCCACGCATCGACTAACGAGCGAATTGACTGTCATTTTGTTTATGTGAAAGTTTACAGATTTAAGTTGAAGGTCATACATTCCATCCCTGCAAACAATTTCTAAAGGCATCTTAGGCGATATACTTATGATTTTTCCTTCAAATTCGAGAGCCTCTTTGTATCCTTCATACCATGCCCACCATTGAACTAAATCACCTTTTTTGAATGCCTTGTTGTCATAACCTTTCATCTTAGGAAGTCGGATTGTTAGTTGAGAGTGCGGTTCTTTACGCCCGCTGATGAGTTCCGCTTCTGAAATTTTGTGAAGAATCTTGCCACCGATCAAAAGCCGTTGTCGCATTATCAACGCCATGTTTTTAGCCTCGCTTTGGCCGTTTGAAATGCACGCCGATCTACAAGTGCCGGAATCGTTATTCTGTTTCCGATTAAGTAACGAAGAACCTTTCGTTCATTTTGATTCCGAATTCTTTCGCTAAAATGCTCGGTAAAATAGTAAAAGAAACTCAGGGATTCGTACGAATCGCCTTCAATCACAGTGTGTTCGATATCTGAAGAAAGAAGATCCATTCGGATTTTTAGGGGGATGCCTTCTTTCAACTTTTCAGGCCATCCGAAACCGACCGTCTGGATGAGATGGGTGTTCGAATCTTGAAGAAGCGGCCATAGCGTCCAATCTCCCCAATAGAACGCCGCGATTCTTTGAAGTGTATCGTTTTCTCTTACAAAGTGGACGCGCTCGTTCATTCCGAAGGAGTCTCCAGATTGAAGAGTGGATCATCGCTGATTGCTTCGATTCTGACTGGAAGTTCGTATGAACGATCTTCGTCCGGAAATTCGATTCGTGTTAAAAGAATTTTAACAATTCCTAATGCGTTAATTTTAGGATGAATAATTGACAGGGACCCTGTTTCTCTCCACTTTGATTTAATTTCTCTTAATTCTGAAATCGCCCCCAGCTGTAGTCCAGTGCTACTTACAAATTCAAATTCGATTGTTATCAACCAATCGTAAAAACCTACCACTTCTTTTATGGTGCCTTCTCTTCCCGGAACAACTGACTTTGAATAATTCTTTTCCTGTGAAAGGGTGACTTTTGTTCCTCTTGGACAACGATATCCTTGAATGATTACAGGATCCAAATCGGATCCTGTAACCGCTAAAAATGTTCCACCTGGGATTGGATCTAAAATCATTACATTCCTCCTATACCAATATTGAATGGAGTCGCTGGATTTCCGCGTTCCGCCGTTTTCTTCATTTCGGTTTCGAATAGATTTCCGATAAACAGACCGGCTTCTTTGTATCCGGACGAGTTATTTTGAAATGTCACTTTGTCCACGAGGCTCTTTATAGTAATTTGAATCGCGTGACTCCCGCCACCGCCAGGAAAACCTTTCAATGGGCTATTCGCAAGACCGTTCACATCATCAAATTTAGGAAGTTCTAATGCTTTTGAATACTGAGCTTGATTGCTTAGATCGAGTTTAGCCCCACCTGTTTGAGTTAACATCTTGTCCACGTTTCCCATTCCCATAGAGTCAAAGATTGACTTCGTAGCCGACGGATTTGTCTGTTCGGGTGATGCGACCTTCAGCGTGTCTTGAGTAGCGCCTACTGCAACTTCACTTCCACCGGCTCCGAAAAAGTCTTTCACGGCCGCCACTGCTTTGTCTACCCAACCCGCAATCATAGCCCAATTGTCTTTGATCTTTACCAAAGCCGCGATCGTCCAGCCGATCGGTCCGGTTAAAAGCAGAAGCGCTGAAATCAAATTCTTGTGTTCGTTCCAAGCATTTGAAACCACTGTGGTCCACTCGTCCCAGTAATATACTGCGGCGGCCACAATGCCAACGGCGAGAAGAATCCCAGCAACTACTAATCCAATCGGGTTTGACCAAAGGGAAACGTTGAGAGCATTCGAAGCCCAAGTCAAACCGGTTGTAACCGCAGTTTGAATCGTCTGCCATGCGGCGAGCGCTTTTGTCCGGCTCGTCATAATACCATAAAGAAATGTGAGCCCCTTCCAGGCATAGACGGCAGCTCCAACAATTCCGATTAACGTATATTCTGCGACAGCTAAAGCAATCGTTGCAGTCCTGTTTACGACTTTCGCGGCCCAGTTCTTTATCGTAGCAATCGTATCGAAAATCTTTATCGCCGCCGCCGAACTCGTGACAGCCGTATACATTCCGATAACACCGACGAGCGTAAGAAACGCACCACCTAAGAATAAGGCAACGGATCCACCGATTATAAGATAAGAAAGAAATTTCCTAAATCCTGGGTTTTGATCCAATATCTTCGTTATTCCGGAAAGCATGTCTGCAAATCCGGTTGTAATCGAAAGGATTGGTCCGGTTGATACATCTTGACCGAGACTCGTCTTCAAACTCTTCCACACTTGAGAAGTTCGTTCCAACTGATGCGATAAGTTGTCCTGATTGATGTCTGCCATTTTGTTCAAGGCTTCCGCCGTTCCACTTAGGTTCGCATCTTTAATTTCAGAAATGGAAGTTCGAAGATCACCAATTTTTGGAAGAAGGTTTTCGACAGCAGCGACGGCTTCTTCGGATCCAAGTGCTTTTTTGATTTCGTTTCTTGCATCGAGTTTCAAAACTTTGTTTCCGGTTGCTTGATCGATATTGAAAGCGTTCGCGTATTTTTTCGAAAGTTCTTCGAGGAGCTCCGGCATCGATTTGATTTGTCCTTGCGCGTTTTTTGCATCGAGTCCGAGTTTCTGAAATCCTTCACCTGCGGTACTGAGAAGGGCGCGATAACTTGTTCCTGCGACACCGGGAAGCATCGTGTTTTGCAACATCCCCAGGACGGCCATCTGCTCTTCCAGTTTAACTCCCATTCCTGCGGCGGTAGCACCGAGTCCCTGCATTGCGGCCTGCATCTTCGCACCGTCTGTTTTAAACTTTTGAACGGAAAGAGAAAGCGTATTTGCAAAACGTAATGCAAAAGCCGCATCCGATTCGTTATACATTTTTTTGAACTGCGCGTGGGTGGTTCCAAAGAGATCGGCAAGTCCCGCGAAGTCTCCTTTCGTAGCGATCGCGGCTTTTCCCAAAGCTCCCGCGACGCTGGAAAGTTCAGCCGGATTCAAACTGGAAATTGCGGATTTGATATCGTAAATACCGGAAAGGAAAGTTTCCTGCGCGGTTCCCATATCCCCGGTCATTCCGCGCACTTCGGAAGAAATTTTGGAAACTTCCTCTTTCGATACTCCAAGGGACTCGATATTTTTTTCGAGCTTGCCTGCTTCGAGTCCGGCTTCAACGAGAGATTTGGAAAAGTAAAGCCCGGCAGAACCGTACTCAAGAAGATTCTGGCCGGTCTTAGCAAGATTCATCGAACGATCGAAAAGTTGAGCGGACGCACTTGTGCTATCCATCGACTTTCGAAGATTTTTCCAGCGTCCTTCGATTTCACCGAGGCGTCCGGATACGTAATCCTTAAGACTTAAAACAACACCAAGTTCGAATGTATCCATTTATTACCTACTTTAAAAGCAGATAGACCGTGGATATGAAGAGGCTTGTGACAAGAGGAAGATATTTTAGAAATTGATTCTTATTGAAAGGAATAACGATCAACGCCGGAATGATTCCGAACAACGGAAAAAAAGACAAAATGTGTAAGAATCCATAGATCACTCCGGCAAACGGTATAAGGTCGCTTGCTTTCGGATTCTGTGAATCGTAGCCTTTCCAGTCCTTAGCCATTTCAATATTCCTAATTTCTAAACTATCCTATCTCTTGACAACAAGATTATCCTTTACCGAATGCTTTGGCAATCCCTTTCGCAACGCCAACTGCAATCGCGTCGATCAATCTTTCCTCTATCCATCTTAGGTCTCTGACTCGTTTCCCGATTTCTTCCGCGTCATACGGATCCGGAATCGGCGTCTCGGGCATATAAAGACGCATCAAATTTTCAAGCCATGCGCCCGAAACAATTTCTACTCCGCGATCCTCTACAGCTTTTTTGCGACTGCTTCCTGATTCAGTTTAGCCAGATCGAAAATCTTCCGAGCCATCGAGGACGCAAGTCCGGGGGCACCGTTATCGATCCAACCACGAAAGGTTTCTGCGGAAGGATAAAGCAAACAACGCGTCACGAAATCAATATCGGTTTCGATCGGATCGAGTTTTTTGGATCGTTCCGAAGTTTTTGCCAACATGTCCTTGGAAGGAACCCGGCAAAGAACCGAGTATTCGTCTACACTGATCCTGTGCAGACCGCCTTTGTTTTCCAAAAATTCTTTAATCGCAGCGATCTCTACTTCATGACGAGTCAGGAAATCCTCTTCGATCGGAACGTATTCTTTTGGAAGATTAGCGATTGCCTGTTGATAATCGCTGTATTGCTGAGAGCCTTGTAATTCCATTTTTTCTTCTCCTTAAAAAGTATATTAGGCGTACGTAATGATCGGATAACTTGTCACGGCGAGATCAAGATCCGTTTCCGAAGCATCCGATCCAACTTCGACCGGAAGTCCAAACTTTACGATCTTCACGGCGGGAACGATCAAAAGAAGCGTTCCACCTTCGACTTCACATCGTGCGGTTAGCGGAGCCGGTGGGAGTTTTAACAGATCCCCACCAAATGGTAAAGCGAGTTGAATCATATATTTCAACTCGTCGAGTTCGATCGTTGCTTTCGCAGATCGTTTGTAAGACTTCACGGACCAACTTACCGGCTCTCCGCCTTTCCCGAGCTTGAACGCGATATCCGATTCATAGTCCAAATTGAACTTCGAGAACTTGATGATTTCTCTACCGAACATGTTAAGAGTAAAGTTTTCGAAACTTATACTCTGCGGTAAAATGTCTCCTGGATTTGGCATCGGTTTCCTCCTTTACTTACGCCAACGCGAATTCGGTGGACCACTGGATCGCATCGATTCTGTTTTTGATAAACATCTTTAGGGTTGCGGGAAGAATCTTACGTCCGTTGACCGTCTTGATCGGTTGGAGTTTGATTTCGTGTCCCGAAAGTTCCGCTTCTCCCGCTCGTTCCATTTCGGAAGAAACCTTAGCGTCGATCGTTGCCTTGAGCAGATCGAGTCCGCCGGATCCGGAATTGGTTTCCGTATCCGATTTCAAAAACGGAAGCGATTCGCGGTAAACGATTCGGTGCATTTTATTCGCACGACGAAGTTCCGGAATATTCTGGAAATCAGAAGTAGGACCGGCCATGAGATTGTCGCTTGCGATAAAGACACCTTGGTAGTCGGGATAGATTTGCAAGATCGTCAGACCGAGATCATCGAAAGCGGTCTTATATCCTTTGTATCCTTCGTTCCAATACCGGATTCCGATAAAGGTTCTGGATTTGTTCTTAGCAACCCAAGCCGCGCTTACGTTGACTCGATGCGCGGCGAGTCTCGCGCAAAGAAAGGTTGCGGCGTTTCTCCATTCTCCGATCGTTCCGGCAAGTTCCAAAGACGCATTCCAGCCGCCTTGACTTTCGATTCCTCCCGGAATGTAGTTCCCTTCCGCCCCGACGACACAAACTCTTTCGTTTTCGAATGAGTCCCATTCGTCTTGGATCCGAAGGAAATACGATTCGATCGATTCCGTATCGGTCTTTCGATCCGTTTCCAAAACGGCGAAGATTCGAAACAGGTTTTGAGTTCTCATCTCTTCCAAAAGAACGGAAACAGAAATGGCGAAAGAGCGACTAACGCCGCCGAGGTGATGGAACCAGTAAAAAGGTGTGTTCCCTTGGTCGACGGTTTTCAACGCTTGGATCGCAAGCAGTCGGCTTTGTTCGGAAGGACCGGGGCCTTTGATGTTAAAGCGAAACGTATCTCCTACATGAAACGTTTCCACCGGTGTCGTTCCATTTTGAAAGGTCGCTGTAATTCCAGCGGAAAGAGCGATCACTCCGGATCCGGGTGTAACGATCGGAGGGCCGAAGGTTTCTCCGGCGTTTTCACTTTTGCGATACTCTGCGGTCCCGAGCGCTCCCGCTTTGGAAACTCGAATTACAACGGAACGGTTTCCGGTCGGTGTTCCCGCAACAGTAGGAGCCGGAGCGGTTCCGGTATTTCCGGGTCCGGGAATGACCGGATCCACTGAGCCGACCTGATCGTTCGCAGGTCGAATACAAAGAACCGGAACGGGAACTTCTCCGATGCTTTCGTCGAATTCTTCGAAGTGTTGCTTCAAGGCACCGACTAACTCACCTTGTATGAAAACGTCTTTCCCTTGTTGGTAGGAAGAGATCAGGATCGGAATGTTTGGATCGTATCCCTCCGCTTCTCCAATCTTTGCGTGAACTTTATCTTCATAAGGGAAACTGTTTCCGAGTCCACCGGAAACGTGTGTGGTTGAAACTGAACTTTCGGCCATCTTTACTCTCCTTTTGCGCCTACAAAAACTTTGATTTTCATTCGAAGACCGTTTGGATTTGGACAACGAACTTCGATTCCGCTTAAGTCCTGAACCCCGCAGAGTTTGAACTCTTTCGCTCCAATCCAAAGACCGGATCCGTTGAATTCAAATTCGAAGGTCGCAGGATCGCCTTCTTTTACCCCGTACGTAGAATTCGTTTCATCCCAAACACCTTCCAGGTGAATGAGATTTACGTCCGTGAGTTCTTCCATCGGAACGCTTTTCGGTCCGGATGTTTGCGACAACTTGATCGTGTAGTTCTCAAGAACTTCGCCGCAATCGTATGTCCTGTTCGTTGACACGATTTCTTTTTTTAGAATCGCGTTATCCGGAATCCGGACCTTGTTTATCGTAGTTACCGATTGGTATCTATCCATCTTACACTCCTTCAATGATTGGCCCTGCGGTCTCAAGTTCTATTCCGGCTAACGTCTCTTCCTCTTCGATCGTATACAAACCGTCGTTGAAAATAACTTCCAGATAGAGTTTATAATTTCCCGTTTCTTTTGCCGGATCATCCACAACATTCGTTTTTCCGAGTCGAACTCGGATCGGGATCTGTTCTTCCGTTTTAAACCACTTCCGTTGACTTACAAAAAGGAGGCACTGATCGAGGATCCCACGATTTGCAATCGTGCTTCCTACATCGATTTGAGGATCGTTCATCCAAAAATCGATTGTGTATTTGAAGTCCTGTTTTACTTGTCTCACTGCATATTTGATAAAAACGGAATTCCCTCGAATGATCTTCTCTAACTGAATTTTGATTTTCCTTCCAAGAACGTTCGTCGGTTCCGAAAAGCGAACGATCGCGCAAGGAATCTGCTCCTCAATCTGATCCAAAGGAGGTTGGTATTCGAAGAATTTTTCCGGAGGGAATACAACCGTTTCTTCGATCTGAATATTCGTTACCATCTCGCGGAGGTAGTCGATGTGAGATTTTCTCATTTTTTGAAAATCTCCTTCATCACATTTCGAACATTCTCTATGATTGCTTTTTTGGATTCTTCATACGCTGGTCCGACGTGCGGTCTTGCAGGAATTCCTTTTGCTTCGAATCCGCGTTCCATCGCACGAGCCTGTTTCGAGTTGGTTCCGATCGCGCGAGAATCTCCTTCTTTTGTAATTTCAAACGAAGCGGAATATTCTCCGTCTTCGATAAGAGTCAAAGAAGACTTTCCTTTCTTTTGTTTTCTCGCTTTCGTTGCTTCGGATAACTCAGGCCAATTCGATTTGTATTTTTGCGAACGAACACCTTTGATAATATTCGCCTGCACAAGCGCGGCGTTTTTGTCCTGTACGTTTGTCAGTTTGTCTCGGCTTTCGGAGATTGCGTTTTGAAGCGATGGACCAAAACTATCGGTTACGGAAAGAAAGTTCGACTTACTCATACTTTATTTCCTCCCGCTTTCGGTTTGCGAACCTCAACGCGAATCAACGAAAATCCTTCCAGTTCTTGCGCTGGATGGATCGTATCAATGAGCCACTCTCCTTCAGAATCTTCCTTCTCGATTCGGCAATCAGGAGAAAGAATTTCTGTACCCAAATCTTCCGGATGGATTTGGCAAATGGAACGGTATTCCTGTCTTTCCCCGACTTCGTTATCGTTAGCCGCGTCTTTCCAAATCCAAATGCAAGAAATGCTTTTCCCCGGTTTGTAGATCGTTTTTTTTGCGGCATTCATTCCGGATGAACCGGGTAGAACAGTTGGAATTAGGATCTTGACTTTTGCCTGTGATCCTTTTTCGAATGCACGGCTTAGTAAGGCATCGATGCTCATGCAACCCCCGGAGATTCAGAAGGTTGGTTTCCGAAAAGAAGGAAGTAGGCTTTATTACGAAAACCTTCTACGATTTCACCGCGCTCTTCCGCGCTCATTCGAGAACGTTTGACTTTGGTTCCTTCACCGCCTCCCGTAGAAATTTCTTCGGGATCAAAGCCGCCATTGTATCCGAATTCTTCCACGATCTCGGCCTTGATGAGAAGGACTTCGGCTACAAGAAGGTTTGCTGGATACGGTTTCGAATCAGGTATCGTAACTCCCCAATAAAACATTCTTACTCGCGCAAGCATTGCCGCGGACTTAAGAAATTCCTCATACGGAGATGGGGAGTCCCCGTCTCCGTTATCGGAAAGATCCAGGCTTTTCGCTTGGATCCTGAGTTGTTTCTTGAGTTCTGCGACTTCGTTTAACATAGCTTAGCGATCCGATTAAGGTTTTTTCGTTTTGTAGTGACAGCTTGCGGAAAAAAGTTTTGCAAATGCGAAATCGTAACTGATTACGGTTCCTTCGATTTGCTCTCTGATGAAGCGATCGCTTTCTACAAGCTGCCCCGCAGAATCTTCATAGAGTTCCAACGTTACGTCTTTGTTCCAAGTGATGATGGCGTTATCTTCCATATCTGGATGAGTCTTCCAATTCACACCGAAGAAGTTAGAAACTTGTCCCGTTTTTATATAACCTTCCAAAAGGTTCATCGACTGGAACTGCTTGAAGTTTGTTTCGTCGGTAAGCATTCTCTCTAAAAAGTCTTTGGAGACGACGGCATGTGTGAACTCAACTCCCTTGTCTGCGGAAAGGAGAAGACTTACAACGTCGGCGTATTTCCAAACGTTCACTTGGGTTTGTGTAGCTTTTGCCTCCGTTTCTGGATTTCCGTCTCCACTTTTAATAACGTTAAGAGCTTGCTTCGTTATTTGTTGAGAAAGATTCCAACCGAATACTTGAAAGATATTCTGCACCTTTAGGATCTGCATTTTTTGTAATGCTTTGTAAGTGAAATCGATCTCTAATCCTACAGGAGTTGTCTCGATGGCCTTGTTTGATGTTTTGATCGTAGCGCGTGGATACTCGCTCCCGCTTTCCTTTGCTTTTTTCTTTGCGGTCAGATCAGAACCCTTCACATCCAGTGTGGTTGATTTTGCCGCACCTTCACTTATTTTCGTTTTTATGGAATGGGTATCCTCCAGCTTCACCTGAAGTTGTCCCATGTTCATTCCGATGTAAATGTTTTGGTTTACGAACTCAGGAAAGAGATACTTCGATTGGGTAGATGACTTGATAAAGTCATCTACGGAAAATGAAGCCTCTCCAATTGGAATGTTATTCGCCATGAGTTGGCGTTCGAATGCGGAAAGTTTTTGACCGATAGGCGCTTCTGGGTCATATCCGGCTTTCGATTCTTCTTTCTCCATGAATTCAGTCATGGTTAAGCCTTCGCGTTTTGCGTCGGAATATGCTTCGGCTTGTAAGTCGAGACGAACAAGTCCGTTATCTAATTTTTGATGAGCCACTTTCTTTTCTCCTTAAATAATACAGGCTACTTTTTTTGCTCCGGTATCGACGGAGATAACGAGAACTCTGGTTCCGGTAGAAGCGGTTTTGATCTTTCCGGTTCCGTCTCCTTGGATGTTCAGATAGCCAGGAGCAGGATTGGAACCAGAGTATTCGTACTCGAAAACTCCGAAGACTTTTAATCCGAGAAGTTTTTCCCTTTCGTCTACAATTACAATCTGTCCAACCGGAGAATCTCCGTCAGCGCAGAGGGCGACTTCCATGTTTCCCGTACACTTAGCGGGCTTTCCTTCGTCAGCTTTCGTTAGGGATTGATGTTTTACAGTGATCGTCTTAGGATCTATGATCCCACGATAACCGACTTCGAATGCTTCATCTAAAGGCATGTTCGTTTCTCCTTTTACTTTTTACTCAGCATGAAGCTGTCGGGACTTTTCTTTTGGAAAGTTTTCGCTCCGCCTTGTGGCTCACTCAGACTTCCCGATGCACGGGACACCTTATTCGAACCGCAATCTTCACATTTAAGCGGATGCGAATTTTCTAATGAAGCGCCGTAATGTTTTGAAAACGCCTTAGCCTGCTCAAGATTTGCACCTTGGATTAAGGCTTCGATCGCGGAGTCAGGTTGGTTTTTCGTAAAAACCCGGTAAGCAGAGACAGCTTTTTCCCTTTCCGCAGTGAGGAGTTTTTTCGGTTCTTCCAAAAGACTTTGGAGTTCGGTAACCTTAGAAGCGAAGTCGATTCCTTCCGGAAAAACTTCGCTTCCGAAAAGTTTTGCAAACTGGTTTAGGTTGCTTTGCAAGACAGCGCTTTGGCGCGCTTGATCTTGCAGTTTTGCAATGGTTTTCCCCGCTTCTTCCAGCACGGATTCCATTTTTTCCGACGGCAATTCCACGGATTCGCCCTCCCCAGAGGACAGACCGAATTTTTGGGAATCAGCCCCCAGAAGTGACAAAATAGTGCGTTTGATTTTCATCTTATCCTCCTGATTGTTTGTAAGATTGCTTTGCGAGAAATCGAACCCCGCGAATTTTCTCGCGGTCCGATCTGCGGGAATTGTAACAAGGCTCGTTTCCGGAATCTCAAGCACTTTTGTGACGATAAGGCGGACGTATTCGCCTTCGACGATTTCACCCAAGCGACCGTAAAAGTTATCGAGTTGCGGATGCGATTTTTCGTAAGCGAAAGAAATGCCGACCGAGTTTGCGTCGATAAGAGCTGGTTTTGTCTTTAACCGTGCAATTACGTCGGATCCGAATGCTTTAAAAATTCTGAATACAGAATCGATTCCTGGAACATTATTACGGTTTGTGAATATAGGATCTCGTGTAATTCCGATCGAATTACGAACGCTTCTTTGATGATCGGTATAAATTTTGGTAGTGAAATATTCGGTTGCGGATTCTAGTACGCCGGGCTTACGAAAATCGGCCCAATATCCCTCGATCAAAACTGCGGACAACATTCGGAAATTGAATTCTGCGAATTCTTCATTCTCCAAAAGTGTGGTTGTATCACCCTCATTTATCGGAGCCCCCGTTTGGAAAAAATCGGCGTGGAGAGAACGGAATTCTCCCCGCGCAACGCCAGAGTTATGGAGAAGAAGTCCGGATTCTAATCTTAGAGTTCCGTTTGAATCGAATTTTAAATTTGCTTTTGGCACATGGCAAGAATAGCCTATGTGTTTTGAATAGAAAGAGGTTTAGTATAACGCGAGTCTTGAATGTCCGCTATGTCTTCACTTTTTACTTGCGCGTGAATTTACCCATTTCTCGACATCGGATATCAACCAAACAGTGCTTCGTTCGCCAAGTTCATACGAAGGAAAAGGGAATGTCTGGTCGTCTTTCCATCGTAATATAGTTTTCTCGCTCTTCCCGAGCAATCTGGCAAATTCTTTTGTTGAGTAAAACATCTTTCTGACGTGAGATGAAAGTTTGATTCGATGCGTTTTTGTTGTGAGTGCGTTCATAGATAAGCGTTTCCTAATATAAAAAAATATTCTTGTCAATCAGAAAAAAGAGACGTAAGATTCTTTAAGGGACTTACAGGATGATAGCGGAACCTAAAATCAATTCAGACCAGATGAAGAAACTCTGGGCGACTGCAAGAGAAGCAGATTTATCTAAATCGAAAGTTTACGAAATCGTTTTTGACGCAACGGGATCGAAATCCATTTCCGCACTAAGTCCTAAACAAGCGTATCGAATTATCAATCTTTTAGAAACGGAACGTCGTGAGATCATCAAACAAAAGCCGCAAGACCCTCTGTCCGCCTTCAAAAGAAAACTTCAAAAAAGTAGTTACTCTCAATTTGAGACGGCAAAGAAACTCTGCAACTCAATCAATGAGAAGGGAATTTACAAAATTGATCTGAACGACTTTTCGATGCGGCAATACAAAAAGCCCTTCAATATCCTCACTCGAAAACAGGCGTCAGGACTGATTCAGGGCTTGATTGCAATTTTGGGAAAGTAACATATTATGAAATTGAAATGTGCTTTTGAATATTCTGTTTGACTTTCTGGAGAATTTTCCGCTCTTAAATCATGGGTCTTATTTCCCTCGATTTAGATCATTGTGTTTTTCATAACATTCTGCTTCGGCACGGGAATTGTTTGAACTATTTGCGTTTCGAATACATTCTCTCAAAGGTTCGGATTTAACGTAGGGAATCATGTCGTAAAACGGTGGTTTCGACCCTTTCCCACAGACCATTTCATATACCGTTAAAAATTGACGAAATTCCCAACCTTCATAAATTTTAAGGGCTTCAGTTGCAGTATAGGCTAAAACAACTGTGTGATTTCCTTCTATATTTTTTACCCAAATCTTTGTTGAATCATCTTCCAATCGTGCTTTTTCCAGTTCAGGACTGGGTGAAAGAATTCCATAGTCTGGGCATTTCGAATCAATGAAATTTGGAAGAACTAAATCCGATCCACGCGCCTCCATTCCAACACTGAAAATTATTCGATAAATCAATGCAAGTATTGCGGCCATAAGGTCCCAATGCCACATAACTCACAAGAAATGCAATATTTTTTACAAAATTTAGATTTGATTTTGTCGGGGGAGTTATTAATACTACACAGGCGATAAGGAAACAAAAATCATGTTGGATAATTTAGAATGGGATCAGAAAACAACGGCTGCTATTGAAACCTGTATTGACCGATTTTATTACGGCTTGTCCGTGGACCCGGTTTCCTATGAACGAAAAAGAAGAATTTTAGTTATTGAATTATTATGTCTTTTTATTACCCAAAAGTTTACGGATCATATCCCTGATAATTTCTAACCCTCCAGGGTCAACCTTATCCAATTCGTTTACACTTTGAATGACATCTTTTAATATCGGTCGGGTTTGCATTCTGAAATGCAACTGGCGCAGATCTTCCATTGAAGCAATGCCTTTTTGAAGTTCCTCTGGGCCTGGTTGAAACATATCCCCCTCGCCAGTTAATAGCCAGTGAATGTTTACTCGGAATAATTGCGATATTTTGCTAAGCGTTTCTATAGAAAGTGCTCTCTGTCCACTGATCAGCTGACTTAAGAATGCCTGGGATATTTCAGCTTTTACACTAAATTCTTTTTTCGATATTCCTAGTGTATCAATCAGTAGTGAGATTCGGTCACCCAACTTGTCTCCAGGCCACATTCATCGCTTAAATGTGGCTTAATTTTTTTAGCTAATAGCAAAATTATTGAATTGACATTTTTAGCTTTTAGCTAAAAATGTTGCTAATAGTTAATTAGATATTATTTCGGCATAGGCAACGGTCAATCATGAACAAAAACGATTTGGCAATATTTGAAAATTCCGACCCCTCATTGGATTCAGAACTGCGATTCATTCCCAAGGAAATCAGACAAAAAATCAAAACCGAACTCAGGTATCGACATGGGAGTGTCGCCGAATGGACTCGTATCCATAACTTGAATTACGGTTACGTAACTCAAGTACTGAGTGGCATCGCTCCTGGTCACAATATACGCACTCTATTAGAAAAAGAAGGGCTTCTCTGTTCTGGGGAGGTTCCTCATGTTTAATAAACGAAGCGGTCGTCAATTTCCGGTATTAAAACTCCAGCTGATTGCAAAGCCCGGTAAAACCACTTCTGAAATTGCTTCTAAGCATTCAATTGGTAGAACTACGATTTCAAAATGCATTCGAGGAACCCGCACATCCGCCCGCGTAAACGAAATCCTTCTGACCGAATGGGAAATCTCCGTCGCAGACGCACGCGAAGCATACAAAGAACATAACGAAAGAGAAATATTAGGAAAGCCTGTTACATTCGACGAGGCCTTCGAGTGGATGGTCCGCAAACGTTTCGAATACCGCACAACATACAAAGGACTCGTGACGACCTGGGAAGAATTCCGTAAGTCTCAGTACGACCTCGTTTATCCAATCTATAAATCCGCGTTTGCTCCGAGGTTTGCCGCGTGAAAACTATTAACCTACAAGAATCAATTCAAGAAATGAAGCAACGAATGGAGGCGATTCCCAGACATACGAAATGCAGAGCCAAGGCGGAAGCGGGTTATGCAATCATTCGAGTGATTAGCGCCTGGCTTGAAAGGAATGGATTGCCGCAGGAAATTTCTGGAACTCGAAGGGGCCGCTTAATTCAAGCGATGAAATCAAAACCTGATTCGGTCATCCTTGCATTCAAATCACTGAACAATGCGCACGGCAAGCTATCCAGTAAAATGGCGCAATCGTTTTGTGTCAAAGGCGAAATTCCATGTTCTTGTTTCGAAGTCCGTAAGCAGAGAACAAATCCATCCGTATATTCGTTCGGTAGAGGTGAGAGGAAATCGCAATGAGTAAGAAGGCTTTTGAAATAACTTCTTCCACCCGCCCAGAATCGCAAGGGAGCCAATTTTTCATCCGCATCTTTTTGATAGTATGCAAGAAGCAACGAAACTTCCGCAGGGGTTTCGTTCCAAAGAATTTCATTTACGGAAGGAAAAATTATTTGGTCCCCTTCAGGGAATTCTTCTCCAACGTGATTCTCAAAAATTTCGAGAATATCCTCAATAATCTCATAAAACTGATCCGATTCCATCTCGCTAAGTTAGTCTCGATATTACTTAAGTCAAGCGGGTTTGCCGCATGAAAAGATGCGCTAACTGCCAATTCTTCGAACCCGACTGGGAAGAATCTTGGGACGGCTATTGTCACAATCCAGAATCGGAGAGATTCAAGAGTTATGCGTACTTGAACGAAGTATGCGAATTGTTCGAGGCTTTTGAGACCATCAACGCAATGGAGATCGCATGAGACTTCGAATCGTATATGAAATCGAAGACAACGGAAATCGCGAACTGTTCGTTGAAACAAAAAATGGGAAGTTCGATATTCTTGCCTACGACTTCAAATTTCTTACCGAGCAGGGAGAAGAGATCCGAATGAACGCCTGGGGAACACCTAAGCAAAGAAAGGAATTACTTCGTAAGGTGCGGGTTGAAAGAAAAGATCAAAGATGAATCCGTTAGTGAAAGAAATGATCAAGCGCAGAAGCGAAATTCTAAGTTCCAATTCCAATGAGCAGGATCTTGAAAACACATTATTACGTGAACGTGCAAAATTTATAAATAAAATTTTCGGAGGCCGTACCTTGAACGACAGGGTTTTAAAAAAAGCAGAAGACCTTTCTCAGAGATACGAATCCAGACAAGATCAAATCTCTTTTCTAATTGGTTTTGTCGAGGGCTACAAGCATCTCAAAGCAACCAGAGCCGGAGATGATGCGTATGAAAACGGGAGAGTATGCGGCGAGAGAGAATTCAAAGGACTCGATTCTTCCAGTTTGGTAGCTCCTAAATTGAGGTTAGTAAAATGAAAACAGCCGAACGCATCACATTCCTCCGACAAGCTCTTTACGAAAAATACATGAACGAAGTTTTACGAGAACTCGGAGAAGGAGCAAGTGCCGCGGATACGTGGAAACGACTTGCAGAGAAAGCTTTAGGACGATCCGCAATCTTTCAGACTTACGTTGAGAAGCGTGACAATATCGCGGACTTCGCTGAATGGCAAAACGAAGAACTCACAGAAGAAAGAATTCAACAGGAAAAGAAATAAGGTGAAAACGTATCCGCTAAAATTTCGAAAGGCGCTCATTCATTCCGGACTCTCAGAAACGGAATTTAGGGCCTATTGGAATCGGCTTCTCGAAGTTCAAAAAGAGAGGCACACTTCGAAAGAACTTGCTCTCTTGATTTCGATCGAAGCAAAAATGAGGCCAGCTTATTTAAATTTGGATCCAGCGGAAGAATATAAGAAAAACGGAATGCTTACGAAAATTCATAAACAATTCCTGGGGATGCTCGCATGAAAAGCTACGTGTATTTACAGCCAGCCTTGCTTCACTACAAAAGAAAAACGTTATGGATTCGATTCTGTGATCTTTTCTTAACGGAGGAAGGTCGTGATTAAACCCACTTTGTCGGTACTAACCGAAGTTCTTCTCGCACGTCATTCCATACTGATGGCTCTCTTTGGAATGCGTTTCCAAAATAAAACGGAAATGCTCAAGGCATCCATAGACTCCGATGCGGCAAAGCTCACTTTTCTTAAGAGACGAGGATTGCTTCCGGACTATGAGGAATTCTTAAACGAACTCAAAGTAGAAACAAAGATTTTGGAGGAGAAGGATGTCCAAGAAAAATAAGAAGGACATAAAGGCGTCTAAACCGCAACCCGCAAAGACGAAGGCTTCGGAAAAAAAGAAGCCGGATTCCGTTGCGAAGGTTTGGCAAGAAGAAGAAAATTCGGTAACGACTATAGCCGAAGAATCAATGGCGGTAACGATACGAACGGAATCGTCAAGCGTTCCACTCGTCACACCGGAGCAGAGAAGGACAAGGCTCAATTACCTGATGAGTCAGATCGGTGCTGGGACGGAGATGATCCGAGTCGGACAAGAAACGGTTCTTGTAGCTCTCGCCGAGGTGAACCGGGAACAGCTCTTTCTGGAAGTTCCCGGATGCACCGGCATGGAGCAATTCGTAAACGACAACACTGTCTTTGAGTGGTGGAAAATCGAAAAGGCGCTTCCTGCGGTAGACAAACTCTTCTCGTCCGAAATCAACCGAAAGTCTTTGGGTGGAAAAAGTGACAAGGCTCTCCTTCGAATCATTGAAGGATTACGAGAAGACAACGCACTTTTCGAAGACGGTGAGGTTCGATTCCCGGACGGAAGAGCGATGAGTCTTTCCGATTACGAAAAGAGCTTTGCTTCGAAAAACCAGAAAGAGTTTTCGAAGATTCTTTCGGATAAAGACAAACGGATCGGAGATTTGGAAAACCAAATCACGAACACGAGAAACGAAGCCGCGAGTTATAAAACCTCGATGGACGAACTCCACAAAATCGTGGACGATCAGACAAAAGACACCGGAATTTCCCCGGAAGTAAGAAAGGCATTTCGGGAAAGACAGGAGCTTTCAGGAATTCTAATGGAATCTCTGAACTCGATTCAGTCGCAAGCAGATGTAATCCTTGCCGCGCACGATTCGGATTTTTCGAAACTCGAACACAGTTTAGAAAACGGTAAAGTGGTTTCCATCTTCCTAACTTCGCTTTCCGGAATATATAAATCGCTCCACGATAAGTGGTCCGACTGCTTGCCGATTCCAATGTCTGAGGATCTTGGATGAAAGTCCTCGACTTAGGGATGGTGATACCCCTCTACCGCGAATGGAGTTACGCGAAAAACGTAGTTCAAAATTCGCGGATCCGAGGGGAAGTCATTCAAAAAGCCATTCGAATTTTGGGACTTTCGAAACCGAGAGTATATGCGGCCTTCAAACGATTGGAGAAAGGAGAATCGATCGTCTCGGTTTCGAAAGTGGAACGCAAAAAAACCGGATCAAGACTCGGAAGTTTGGAACAAGAACTACGAGAGAAAGAGGGTTTCATTCTTTCCGAGCTGATGTATGCCGGTGAGGTTCTTCACGAACAGAAAAAGAAGACCGGAGCCGAAAAAAGCGCAAAAACCGTTGGCTTTGCGCTCAATCGTGATTACGGAAAGTCGCAAGAATTTGCCATCGAACTGGCGGAGAAGCTCGGAAAAATTCGTCCCGGAGTTTGGGACAGGTTCAAACTTGGACGGTGGTTGAATGACAAGGGACTTTCAAGACGTCAAGTGAAACAACCCTTGGCTTCCATAACTTGGTCGGAACCGTACGCGAATCGAGCGTGGATGATCGACGCCTCACCGCTCAATGCGGTCTACCTACATCCTTCGAAAAAAAGACTTGCGATTCGTCCCGATTTAGAAATGGGGATCACGAGGATTTACGAAGGATCGGAAGATTCTCAACTCAGAAAGGTGATTATCCATGTAGGCGTAGAAGTTCATTCGAAAGCATTCTATGTGTATGCGTATGCACCGAGTGCGATCGGAAGCGATTCAACGCATGGAGGTGAGAATTCTACGGACTGGGCGGACTTTTTTACAAGGTTAGTACTCCCTAAAGAAGACGATTATATTCCCTTGCAAGGACTCCAGGAAACACTATATACAGACGGTCATTCGGCTTTCAAAACTTTGGATCCGTTTTTTCATCGACTCGGAATCAAGCGGATCCCGCACTTTCCAGGTCACTCCAAAGCGAAAGGTCCGGTGGAATCGCGGATCTCAGCGATCAAACGAAGCTGTGAAGTTCGAATCGTAAAGGGAATGATTTCGGATTTGGATGAGTTGAACGAACTCCTTTACCGTTACCAGATTCATCGAAACGATAAGATCGGAAGTTATGCGAAATGGCTCGCGTCTGTTCAGAAAAATCCGATCCGTGCGGTTACGAAACAAAATTTGAAAGACGCAATGGTTTCCGAACTGATTCGAGACGTCGATGCATACGGTTGCGTTTCAATCGAAGCTCGAAAGTATCTTCTTCGCTACTCTCCGGAAGAAGTCGCGATCGATCGTTGTGGTGAAAAAGTCTCCATCTTCAAACGATACGACGGTTCCTATGTAGCGACCACAAGCGACGGGCGACATCTCTTACTGGACGATCAAGGTCCAATCGAGCGGACATCCGGATCTTACGAGAATCTGGGTGGAAGAAAAGGATTTCGTGAAACCGAACGCGTTAAGAACCGGAAAAAAGCACTAAAAGGTGCCAAGTCCGTGGAAAAGTCCCTCGTCCTCTCCGACGTTCTTCCGGACCTACCAGAAATTCCATACGGAAAATTGAATATTCCAAAACTGGATATGAAAACGCATACTCCCGCTCCTCCTGAGGAATTCTCCACCGTGGATGATGCGTATGACTGGCTTCTTGAGGAACTCGAATTCAGTGAAGAAATTCCGGACGAAGAAATAGATAAAATCGTCCTCTACAATCTGAAATCTTGCAAACGAAAGGTCGGATCGATCCCCGCTCAAGAGGTTATCGATCTCGTAGAGATGATCCGCGAATATTTCATAAGTAAGGAGTCAGGTAATTGAACGCACTTTTAACCAAACGACCGGATTTCGTAAATACTCGGAACACGGATAAGATCACAAAATTAGCCTACCGAGCTGTGAAAAACAATTCCTGGCTTGCCGTTACGGGAGAGGTCGGCATGGGGAAGACGTATCTCTATAACAGCCTCCTTGAATTCTTCTCCAATCAACCACAGAAATACATCCTCGTTCATGTGGGTCCAGCGTGGGAAAGCGCGTTAGGCGGTCTTTCGATTGCATTCGTAGTAAAACACATGATCCGAACGATTCGTCCGGGAGAACACATTCCCGGAAACCTAAACGAAAAATATTTCAAACTCCGGGAGCTTTTGATCTGGGCAAGAAGCATCGGAAGAAAAGTTATTTTGATCGTCGATGAGGCGCAGGCACTTCGCATTGGGGGACTTCGTGATCTAAAAAAAGTTTGGGAAATCTCCCACGATAAGGACGATCACCTTTTTTCAATCTTGATGTTTATGAAACCGGAAACTCGGATTTCGAGTATTCTTTCCAGTCCCGAAATCGGATACCGAACGATCCAAGCGCCTATGAGTCAACTCGGGCATTCAGAACTTATACAGATCGCGGAAGAAGGATTCAAAGTCAAATTCGAGCGTGGTAAGGTGGGAGAAAAAACGAAGGAGCTTCTCATACGCGGGTGTAGATATAGAACTCCTTTAGCGGTTCGAAATACACTTCTCGGAATCGCATTCGCATATCCGGAAGTTCTTTCTGACCAAACTATCCGAGAAAACCACGTTCGAAACTTTCTCTCTGACGGATACCTTCGTATCATGGATCGCTTAAAGATTTCCGTGAAGCAACTTCGAGCCGGGATCAAAGAGCGTTATCAAAAAGATTTGGATAAGGCCACGATTGAAAACGCACTGAGTGGAGAAGGAGAAGTTTCTCCAGAGATAGAATCAATCGTAAAAAACGAACTTGTAAATCGTATCCGGAATAAAACCCGCAAATACGACGGTACAGTTTTCACAGAAACACATGATGATTTTTGAATAAAGGAGGAAAACAATCATGGTAGCAAAAAAGAAAAGGAAGAAGGCGCCTGTAAAGAAGGCAAAGAAGAAAGCGGCTCCGAAAAAGGCGGTACGTAAAAAGCGAATCCCGAAGGCGGATACCGTAAAATCCACCTCTAAAGGTGTGGCGGTTGACGTAACTCCGAAAACCGAAGGAGAGGCGACGAATGGCGAAAAGTAAAAAACCCGAAGAAAAACGTCCACTCGTAGATCTTCCAAACAACGCTTATAGTAGCCGTGCGGAACTCGAAGCCGGGATGGAATACATGGGTGAACAGATGCTCGAAAAGGAACGACTTGTAAACGAAGCGAATCAGGAGATTTCACAGATTCGCTCGAAGTTAGAAGAAGCACTCTATCCGATCCAGTCGAAAATCGATCACGTAACTTCCGGTATCGCTTACTTCGTTCAAAAGAATCGAGAAGAGTTGTTTCCCGATCCGAACTTGAAAACGTGTAAGCTCATTTCTGGAACGCTAAATTATCGGAAAACACCCGCATCGGTAAGAACGAAAGCCTCGGTAAAACTCTTCGAGAAGATCCTTGCGGAGAACGGTCTTTTACAGTTATACAACGAATGGGTTGCAAGGCTTTCGAAAGTTTTCATTCGTGCGAAACTGGAGCTGAACAAAGACTCAATCATCGCAGATCCGCTTGCGGCTCATCAGAAGATCGGAGTCGAACTCAACGAAGAATCGGAACGTTTGTATATCAAGCCTGCCCGACTCGAAGACGAAATTTCCGCTGACACAGACATAGAGGCTGCTTGAAAAGTAAGGACATAGGGGACGGAAACTTCAATTTCTGTTTGGAAACAATCGACGAAAAGGAATACGGTTCCCCCTGTGTCCTACTCTAAAGTATTAAAACGGAGAGCGTATAATCTTTTTGTAATATCCGGTTACAACCCGGAGCAGATTGCAAGCGCTCTAAAACCTGAACATCCTAAGATCACTTCGAACACGATCCGCAACTGGCTTTCCGAAATCGACGAAACAACCGGAACGACGGCAGAGCAAGATCGTGAAAAAACACTCTTAAATGCAAAGAATGAAGCCTTAAAAGAAGCTGAGATCAGCCTAACGACTCTACGCGTGAATACGGTTCGCACATTCAAAGCTATCAAGAATCAGATTTTTGATACGCAAGGAAATTTAAAAGTCGAGTTCAAATCGGGCGAAGGGGCCTTGAATACTTTTCGCGGATTGATGAACGACATCGAGCGTATGCTTGAAAAAGAGAAAGAACGAGTGGAGCCAGTCGAAGTCGCTCGAGGTGTTCACCGAGCAATCAAAGGCACTCCGAAATTGAATAAGTTTTTTCAATCAAACCCAGAAGTATTATCTCAGTACATCGCAAATATCAAAAGAGAAGTTTCGACGATGAAGGATATCGACATCGCATTCCTACCGGAGCTAACCGATGGCGAAAATTAAACCGAAATCGAATGCTCAAGATCAGTTCTTTCAAGAGCTGGATAATATTGTCGTAAATCCGAAAAATGGATCCGAAGGATCGTTGGAAGAATTTCTTCTTCAAGAAGTTTTAATAAAAAGTGTAAACGGACTTGTTCCCTACAGTTTTGAGGGATATTCTTTTTGGAAAGACATCTGTAGGGAATCACAAGATCATCCGGACATAACGTTTATCAAACCGGGACAAATCGGTTATTCTCTTTGGGCTTTGGCTCGGATAATCAAAAAGATCCGTAAAACAAGTTTGAAAGCTGGCATCTATTTTCCGGATGACGTGTCAATGAAGGATTTTGTTCAAGATCGAGTTGACCCTTTCTTATCTTTTCAATGTCCGATTCTTAAACCAGATATTGACGCCGCCTATGTAGATAACACAAGAATTAAAAAGATTGGAGATGCGACCTTAGCTTGTCGGGGGACTTGGACCAAAAGAGGAACGAAAACAATCGACCTTGACATCGTCATGCTTGATGAGGTAGATGAGCATGACGAAGAGAATATCGAATTTGTTGGAGATCGACTCCTCGCATCTCAACTGAATTGGATGATGAAAGGCTCTCAACCTTCTTTTCCTAATATGGGAATTCATGGTGAATTTATTCGTACGGATCAACGATTTCGTTTTTTAAAATGTCCTTCCTGCGGACATTGGACAAATTTAGTAGAGCGATGGCTGAAAGAACCGATTAGTATTTTCGGCTTTGATGGTAAGGATGCATTAAGAAATCCGAATGTAAAAAACGTATTCTATATCTGTGAAAACAAAACTTGCGGAAGGAAATTGAATAACCAGAAAGGAGAATATGTTGCAAAAATCAAATCAGATCGTCGTGGTTATCAATGTTCTCAGCTTTTCACTCCAAAAACTCCTTACTTCATTTATGACAAATTAACAAATGCAGTAACGAGCGCGAAGCGCAAGAACCTAACTATTTCTATAATCGGTTGGCCTTCCAGTTCCGAAGAAGAGCAACCTTTACAGATCGATGAAATTCAAAAATGGGAAGGAGACCAAGGACTCAAGAATCATTCTCCTTATTTTACATATCACGGCGCAGATCAAGGAGACACAGTTCATGGGGTTTTTGGTGAACCGACATTGGATGGAAGAATCCGAATCATCGGACTTTACAAAGCAAGCGTTTTAGATGAAGAGCGTTACGCGGAACATGTTACCAGATTTAGTGTATTGAGCGGAATCATCGACGCTTTACCAAATCGTAACTGGTCTTTACGTATGGCGCTTCGATTTCCTGATAATTTAAAGATTCAGTATTTCACGAAAAAATATCGGGAAAATTCCGAAGTAGTTCCCGGCGCGGATACGGTCGAAGTCGTAAACGTAAATCGAGACGACTCTCTTCAAGATACGATCGACGCGATCAAAGCCGGACTTTTCATATTCCCGAATCCACTTTTACTTTCTGATTCGGACCTCGTTGCATACGAAGAATTCAAATTTCATCTTACGATGCTTGTTCGTGAAAAGGGTGAAGATGAAAACGGAAAACCCCTATGGTCATTCAAAAAGAAAGTCCCGAACCATTACGGCATGGCTCTCAATTCATTAAGGATTGCTTATGAAACTTCGGGAACGGGTTCCGGCGGATCCGGATACGGAGGTTTTGCTTAATGAGCATACTTGAAAGGTTAGCCAATTATTTTTTTGGAACGTCTACAGCAATGGAGTTTGCCGCAAGTTCCAAGAACTTGAAAGATTTTCGGAAAGAAGTTGAGCTTTTTGTTCAGGATGTGAATCCATCGTTTCCATTGGAATCAATTCCTCTGATTAAAAAACTTGTCATTGCGTTTCCTGACCTTTCTCAATCAGTAAAGCGCTCGCTTACGCTCGGGAATTCCGGAATCGAATGGAAGATAAACGCTGACGAAAATGGCAAAAAGAAGATTCAAGCCGACATCGACGCATTCTTTAAAAAGCATCGTGGAATTACGAATCACCTTCTGAGACAAGTTTTAACAACAGGAGCTTTATCCGCTGAGATTGTGCCGTCCTTAAATCTTGACTCCGTAGCAGAAATTCGTTTGATCCCCGTTGAAAAAGTCATATTCAAAAAGGAAATCGACGCGGATAACATCGTTCGTTTTGTTCCGTACGAAAAAGGAAAGTTCGGCTACAATCGACTTAACGAAGAGCAATATATCTATGAAGCAATCGAGAGAGAAGAAGATTCACCCTACGCGATTCCTCCCTTTCTATCTGCCATTCGTTGGATCAATTCTCAATTCAAGACTCAAGAGAATATCGATAAGACTTTAAACAAATGGGGTCTCTTAGGATTCATCATTGCAAAATTCAAGAGACCGCGACTCCTTCCGGGAACGGATGCAAAAACTTACGAAAACCAGCAGAAAGAATTTTTACAAAGTGCGAAACAATCCTTCGAAAAAAATTCTCAATCTGGATTTCTCGCAACGTATGACGATACAACGGTTGATCATCATACGTTAACAGACGCATCTAAGACCGGAGGCTTTGAGGCGATCTCTCGATATATCGAAGAACAAATCTCGTCGGGTGCCGATACGGATCTTTTTATTCTTGGCCGATCTTATTCCGTAACGGAAGCCTATGCAAAGATAGCAGGTAAGCTGTTTCTCCTCAAACTCGGAAACTTTGCCTATCCGGTCATTCAACTTCTGATTCGGGCAATCACGTTCGATCAGTTATTGAAAGGAAAACGTTTTCAGTCGATTGATGCGAGTTGGAAGAAATCAATCTCCTTAGATCCTCTTTCTGATGCACAGGCAAAGCTTGCAGAAAAGCAGGTCGAGGCCGCAGAATTTCAACTGGTTCTCTCTATGGTTAAATCGGGAGCGATCAGTCCCGAAGATGGCGCAAAACTTTTGGGGCGAGATAAGTGGTTTGATTCGGAAAAGTTAGAAACGGAAGCCAGCGCGGGTTTTACCTTCTCAGAAAACACGAGCTCAGGGAGTAAAAAAAAAGTCCTGATGAGTAAAGAGTTCGAACATATTTCCCATGTTTGCGGTGACCTCGACGCTCTTGTAGAGCTTGGCGCTTGGACAAAAAAAGAGAAAGAAGTCTATGCTTCCATTGAAGAAGCATTCGTGTCTCATTTCTTTTCTTCTTACGAAGATCGTGTCAATGAAGTCTTAAATCAAATTTCCAAAAAGGAAATGAGTAAAACCGATGCGATCGATACGGTTTGGGATATTTTAGAAAAGGAACTTGGACAAAAATTTCCGGAAGAAACCGCGAAAATCTGGAAGGAAACAATTTCGAAAGCCTGGGACGCAGGTCAGGATACAAAAAATCCGAATTCAAAAGACGATCCTCCAAAGGTTCAAGCAAATAAAGACATATTAAATTTCTTTGATAAAGGATACAAGTTTGATATCGGTAAACAATTCAATCGAAAAGAAGACGTAAACAAAATCGAGAATGCAATCCGGGAGGCAGTGGAAACCGGTTCTACGAATGAGGTGATACGCAAACTTCAAGACGAACTTTTAGGTCCGGCTCCGAAAGACAAACCAGGTAAGAAAAAAGAAGGGCACGTTCCTCCGATCGATCCTAACGCAAAACTTAGAATCAAGTTGAATGACATCGTTCGTGGACAAATTCTACGATCCAGGAATTTTTCACGTACCGAACGATTCGAACAAATCGGGATCGAACAATTGGAAATCGTTGCAGTGATGGATAACCATACCTCCTACATCTGCAAACTCATGAACGGTAAGACAATTGAAGTTAGAACTTGTGTTGAATACGTGCGTGAATTTTTAGCGGATGATCCAACCAGAGAATACTTCTGGAAAGATCGACGAAATCCAACGGAAGCGCAAATCAGAAAATTAGATATTGCCTCTAAGTCGGGCGATGAAATTACCACGCACTTGCGGAACAAAATGCCTCCATATCATACCGGCGGCTGTAGGACTACAGTTGTAGCCAGTTTTAAATCGGAAGCAAGGAAGACCTCATGATTTCCGAAACGACCACTCTCGATATTCAAGATCGGGCAAGGCATTATAACGAGTCCTTTCCAAATTACGCACCTTTGCATGTATTCAAAGAAAGATTATACGGCGAGTGGGAACTCGGGCAAAATTATAAGAACACTTCCGACTACCACGGAGCTTATCCTGAGCAATATTTAAAACGGCTATTACCGATGTTTCCGGATAAAACCAAGGTTCTTCATTTGTTTAGCGGAAAAACTCCAGCTGGTGCGTATCTTCGTATGGACAAAAATCCGGATTTGAATCCTGAAATCGTCGGTGATGCGGAGCTTCTTTCCTCGTATGTCCGCGCGATCGTAGGCCACTCGCTCGATTTGATTTTGGCTGATCCTCCTTATACGAAAGAAGATGCAGATCATTACGGTTTCTTAATGGTAAACCGCGGAAAAGTTTTTATGGAAGCTTGGAAGTCCCTTGAAGTTGGTGGACATCTGGTTTGGCTCGATCAAGTAGTTCCTCAATACGCAGGAGAAAAATGGGCACTTGAAGGAAAAATCTATCTTTCGATTTCAACGAACCACAGAGTCAGAGTAATTTGTATATTTAGGAAAGTTTAATATGAGTGATTTTGAAATTTTCGAATTGGTAGCGGGGTACACGATAGCCGGTACTCTTGCAGTTTGGTCGGTCTTAGGAATTCTTGCTTTAATCATCGCGTCCTTTATTTGGAAATTTCGGTTCAGTATATTTGTGACTGGCTTTATTCAAGTATTCTTGGTTGCGATCAATACGTATCTCATAAGCAAAGAAAAATACATTGCGGTCTTTTTTGTGGGAGGGTTGATCTCTTTTGTATGGACGTGGAACGTTCAAAAAATTGCATTCGGAACTTTGCGAGATCGTATAACGTACGCTTCCGGAGCGGGTTTCGGATCCTTACTCGGATTACTCTTAACCGTATTCATTTTTAAAACATTCAGCTTATAAGGAGTTCGTGATGAAGGAGAAAATCATTCAAGAGATACTTGAAGAAAGAGAGAAACAAGATGAGAAATGGGGAGAGCAAAATCACCATCCAATAGAATGGTGCGTGATCCTTGGTGAAGAAGTCGGAGAAGTAAACAAGGCGGCGCTCGAAACTCATTTCAAATATGACGGTAAGAATGATCATACCGAATATCGGAAGGAATTGATCCAAGTTTCTGCGGTTGCAATGGCAATGATCGAATGTCTGGATAGGAATCAAATAAATCTCCTCAGGAGAACGGGAGTATGAAAATATCTGTACCTGTTGAATTCGAATACGTTGAACCTAAAATTCCCGAGGACGTTATCGACAACACGACTCTTCTGATTTCGTTTGTGCTTCAAGCGCGATCCGCGTTTATCTCTGCAATGGATGTTTGGTATGATAGAAATTACCCCTTAAAAGACGTAGATGTAAAAGAAGAATTTCAGCAGGGAGTTTTGGATATTTTAAGGAATCCTAATTTTTACGAAAAGGAAGTAACTCAAGCAGCAATTGATTTTAAGGCAGAAGAAACAAGATCAGAGTTTTCCAAATGAATACTGACAGGAAATCCATTCTTGATAAAATAAACAAACTTCTCGCACTTTCCAGTTCTCCGAATGCCAACGAAGCGAAAAGCGCGGCAAAGCAAGCGTCTGAATTGATTCAAAAGTATAATGTTGAAGCGACGGAATTAGAAAGAGGGACTATCATTGAATATAATTTACCAACGGGCAAAAGACGATTTCGCCATTGGCAAAGATTCCTAATTGCCGCTATCGCTGAATCTAATTTCTGTAGTATCATCTTAAAACGTTCGTGGCTCGCTTCGTTTATTATTCTCGGCAGAGAAGTAAATGTCGAAACGACTCAACTGATGTTTCAATATTTATCTGACGTAGCGCTCAGGTTAGCACCTAAACAAAACCAAACTAATTTTTTAGAGGGATTTTCATTTGGAATCGCAACACGACTCCAAGAAACTTCTGAATTTTGGGGAACAGAAGAGAAGTCATCTATTGTTCGAATCAAAAATGAAGACCAAGTAGCTATAGAAAAATTTCAAAAAGAGAATTTTTCAAACGTGGGAAAAACTAAGGATAAAAACCTAAATACACGAGATAATTCGTTTCAATCTGGTTTCGATAAATCATTGAAGGTAAGTCTTGCAAGACAAGTAAAGGAGCCTGTGAAACTTTTAGGATAAAAAATGTTGATGGATCATAAAATCGAATGTCCGCACTGCAAAAGAAAGTTTGATTCGCCAGAAACAGAGGCTGTTCGAATGGCAATGACGGAAGATATGTGGATGAATCATTGCGAAGAAATGTTCAAGAAAGGTTGGCGCCCAGGCAAGTTTGAAAATCTGCCTGAGTTTCTAAAGACAAAACGAATCGGGCTATATTATGAAAAATTAGAACAGAGGATGAAAGCAGAAAAAGAAAAGACATAGTAGACATTGATCATTTCTGAAATTGTCCCCAACGATGAAATCCAGGATACCATCCTAAATGGATGAGTTTCTTAAATATCTAAATCTTTTTTCTCCTTTATCCGCAGTGTTTTGGTTCATCTTTCGTAGAGAACTGAAAGTTGAAATTTCGAAATCAAGAGATGAGTTAAGGGAGTATGTTGATTCAAAAATCAAAGAAGCAAAAGAAGAACAATATGCCTCTTCTCTTAGAAAGCATCGGCGAATTGACAAACTTTCTGATCGTATAATGGAATTGGAAAAGGCTCATACGATGGAAATCGCATTGCTTAACCAGACCGTTTCGAATACGGACAAACGTTTGGATACGATTGAGGCGAGAATCGAAAAGTTAGATGGAAAGATAGACGATCAAAACGAACTCCTCCATAAAATCCATTCGATTGTTAAAAACGGAGGAATCTCAAAATGATTTTACAAATTCTCAATCTTCTTATTCCGCTTGTGAGGAAATTTCTGAATCTAAAAACGATTCAGACAAATCAAAATTACTGGAACGAATCTTTGGTGGCAGTAGATAACACGAAGAAAATTTCGAGAGAAAAAGCTTTCGATAAGATTTCAGAAATTCCGGTGCAACGAGATCCTATCTTTCGTTTACCCGTTTCAAATCCTCATATCACTTCGCCGTATGGTTGGCGTTACCTAAATATCGACGGAAAGAAATCTAAACAATTTCATCTGGGAATCGATCTTGGTGGATATAACGATGTATTCGCTCCTGAAGATTGCATGATCGAAACGGTTCTTGGGAGAGATCGAAAATATCCGGTGAAGTTCCGTTGGGAAAAAAACACCTGGGTCAATTTGGTAAAAACGGGTGAAGTTCCCGAGGATCGCGCTTGGACTCCGTACGTTCTGGCTATCGGTGTACATACAAAAAACCGTTATAAATTCAAGCACACTGATCCCAGGGTCAAGAAAGGTGATAAAGTTAGCGCAGGTGATCGGATCGGGAAATCTGGAAACTACGGATACAGTTTAGGCCCTCACCTCCATTTTGAAGTCTGGCCTTGGAACGAAAAGACGCAGGATTGGAAAAAAGAAACCGATCCCGCAAAGTTTTTAAAAGAAAAAGGACTGTTATAAGGAGGCTTCACATGATCGAATCTATTTCCGAACTTCTTCCGACAATGCTTCTCAACGGGCTTTACATGGGTCTTGTTTTGACCGTTTCTCAAGTGCTGTTCCGAAATTTACCTCATCGCATCTTGTTTAAAAACAAAAGACTCGTTGTGTTTGTAGTCGCTACGATGATCGCCGTTCCATATAACATCTTCTACTGGCTTACGATGCCGGAAGTATTTACGTACTGCGTCTCATTCGACTCTGTCAAGGAAGAGATTTGCAAACTCCTTCCAGGATGGACACTTGCGGCCTATCAATCAGCTCGCCTTTTCGTTTGTTATCTCACAACGATTCTACTCTACAATAAAATCGTGAAAGGCGTTTTTGAAAGATCCGGGTTTGGACACGCAAAACCGGACGCCCTTGCTAAAAAAGACGCCGTCGATATCGATTAAGTGGCTATCATGGATCAAATCATTTATAAAAGTCTAAAAAACTATAAGTACCAGCTTGTAAAGCCGTATAAATTTCAAACGGATATTCGGACAAAGATACCTGTACAATTGGGAAACCCAGGCGTTAAAGTTTTTGTGGATATGACTTCGGACGGCCTACTGAGTATAGACGCCGGATACGCATGGGACGGACCAAGTGGACCTACGATCGATACGAGAACCTTTCTGCGCGGTTCGCTAGTACACGATGCATTGTATCAATTGATGCGAGAGAAAAAATTGGATTGGAAGTTATACCGGGATCCAGCAGATCAATTGTTAAAACAAATTTGTCTTGAAGATGGTATGAACGCTTTTCGAGCCGCGTACGTCTATCGATTTGTGCGTTGGTTCGGAGAATCTTCGGCAATACCAGGGAACGCAATAGCGGAATTCGAAATGGCACCTTGAAGGTTCCTAAATTTTCTTTGATATTTTTCGCTTTTCTTCTCTATGTATAATAATAATCTATTATTAGAAATCTCGCTAAACCCACGTATTTTCCGAAATAAACTTAAAAGAACTGAAATTCAGTAACGTTTTTAGCGCTCATTCCCGACGGGGGGTAACGCTCGCGGACATTTTTATCTGAAATTTTGAACTTTGAGATTATTTTTCAATGCTTATTCTAAGTTCTTAATATCCGCAATCAGAATCCGCCTTACAACTGGAATACGAAGTCCAACAGCTGTTTGAGTTAGTGCAAGAATAAGGATTTGCTCCGGTGCAACCGTTAGAGATTCCCACTGTGTTGCAAGTCAAATTGCCCGCAACATGCACGGTCATATTCATTATTTTTGTCAACGTAACGGCCGACGTGTTATTAGGTTTGAATGTAACGGACAGCGTGACTACGGTGGGTCCTCCGGCCACAGTCGGAATTCCGCTTATGGCGCCGGTGATAGAGCTGATGCTTAAACCTGTCGGAAGATTTGTGGCCGTATAATTACTAAGACAAAATGGGCGCCCCTTCTGGGCTTGAAAACCGTGGGTTAGATGCAAGCATATACCACAAAACAAGAAAACCAACAGAAGGAACGTAATGAAAAGAAAAGTATATGTAGGAATGGATGTCCACAAAGAAACGATTAGAATTGCGAATTTAACGAACAATACAAAGGAAATAGTAAAAGAACAACAGATAAAACATAATGAGGTTCAGATCAAAAAGTTCGTCAATAAACTAAAATCAGAATGGAACGAGATACATAGTTGTTACGAGGCGGGAGTAACCGGTTATCCACTTTACAGATATCTAAAGTCTTTGGGGGTGAACTGTATCCTTGTAGCACCCGGAAAGATACCAAGACAAAGTTCGGATAAGATCAAAACGGATAAAAGAGATGCAATCAAATTAGCAAAATTATTACGAAGTGGAGAATTAGAATCGATTCATGTACCGAGTGAAGAGGACGAAGCAGTAAGGGATTATTTGAGATCCCGTGACAGTCTTCGTTTGGATTTAGGAAGGAATCGTCAAAGGTTGATGAAATTCTTATTAAGAAAGGGTATAACCTACTCAAAAACGAAGTATTGGACGGTGAGTCATAACAAATGGTTGAACAATCTACAGTTTAACAACGAGATCCTTCAAGAGACATTTAACGACTATTATAGTCGAGTAAGAGTTCAAGAAGAGAATTTAAAAGCGATGGATAAGAGGATACAAGAGATAGCGGAAAGTGAACCGTATCGAGAGAAAGTAGGAATATTAAGATGTTTCCGAGGAGTGGATTATCTAACCGCAATGTTTTTACTTTGTGAGGTTTGTGACTTCAAACGATTCAAAACAGCCGGTTCTTTCATGAGTTTTTTAGGACTTGTTCCGGGAGAATATTCCAGCGGTTCCAAAAGAAAACAAACAGGGATAACAAAAACAGGAAGTCCCAGACTTCGAAGGATTTTGACAGAAGCAGCTTGGCAACATCGTTTCCCTGGAACGGGAAGTAAGGTTGTAACCGCACGTAGATCGGGACAACCTGCGTTAGTCGTTGCTTTGGCGGAAAAAGCTTCTCTCAGGTTACACAAGAAGTTTCGTAATCTACAGCAAAGAGGAAAAACTCCTCAGGTAATAATAACGGCAGTTTCAAGAGAGTTATCCGGATTTCTTTGGGCGGCGATGAATCTGGTTGCATAG